CGAAAAGAACTGGTATCACTCGCACGAGCATACATAGTGTTGCGCAAACAATAGGCAAAAGAAAAGCCAGCCCGAAGGCTGGCTTAGATCAGCGCACTCTGCTGTAGTCCTCGCCATCTACCTTGGCGCAGAACGTAGCACGTTGCACTTGTTCCTTAGCCTTACGAAAGAACTCGTAACGACTAGGTAGTTCAGAGAAGGGGCGACGCTGATATAGCGCCTCCCTTGTAGCGTGCCACACATGGGCACGCCAGATGTTACGTTGACCTGTTGTCATCTTTAAAGGATGGATCAAACGCAAGCAACAACTCGAACATAACTAATGCACCGCCTGTAACCCATACAGTCATCCAGTCGATGAACATCGGCCCCGATGTAATACCAAGGTTATAGCAGTAGATGCGAGCCATCACTACCATACCAACCAACATCCAAACCATGGCGTGGATGAACGCCTTAACTAGTCTTACTTCCATATCAATCTCCAGTGATGGGGGGCTTGCGCCCCCCGAGTGTTAGCAGTAGTAGCGAACTGCGATGCGCTGACCAAAGAGGTTGGTCACCTTACTGAACTGCTGTTTAGCAACAGCATCCTTGCGACTGTGAAGCCACATCCAAGCCAGAGCACCTGACTTAGTCCACGTCTTGTGCACAGTAGTGCAGTCAGACACGCATACCGAGGCGGTATACAAACCATGGTTGCGAACCCACTTACGCAAACCTAGACGGATCATGTAGATCTCCCTAAGAGTTGAACAAACATACGAAGCCGATCTGCTTTGTATGTGTAATTAGTATATCGTGGGATGGGGTATAAGTAAAGTTTGGTGGGGGATTGGGCGACCCCCACCCCCCGAACGGCTCAATGGGTCCCCCCTCATACCCCATACCCCAAAGGTTGCACAAACGATCACATATTTTTTAAAAAGTTTTGAAACCTTATAAGTCTAGTTTACTCACGAACTGCCAGCGCCACGCCGAAGCTCCACATCAATATCCATGCGGGTTGCGGAAGATTTGTTAATTCCCTAACTCTGCACTTATTGCCAATCTGAAGTACCCCCCGTCTCTTTTTATTTGCTAAAGTCAAAAAAATTTTTACAAAAAATTTCCAAAAAGTGATATATTCGGCGCAACGGAGACACACCCGACATGACGACATTAGTACCGCTTATTGAGGAGAACATTCCTCTACCAGAGAATGCCAAGGATGCATTCCCGGATCTATCTGCAGAGCAAGAACTGCAGATGCGAGCTAACGTAATTAAGCTCATGTCCGACCTTACAGGTCAAGAACTCTCTCCCACTAAAGAAAACGCGGAAGAAGCTAAGTCAATAGCGCGAGAAATGATTAATAACCCCCAGTACCGCCCAGATTACTCTAAGTATCCTAATGAGACTCTAGCTATGTTGGCTGGTATGGTGGCTCAGATGAACGTCTCCATCGTAGAGGAGCTGTCCGATCTGAAGATGTATGTGGTAAATAAGCTCGTTGCAGAGATAGAAGCTGCCAAAGATCCAAAAGTTCGCGTTGCTGCCCTAGGAAAACTAGGAGAAGTTGACGGTGTGGACGCATTTAAGAAGCGCACTGAGGTAACACATAAGATTCTCTCTATCCAAGAGGTAGAAGCTGAGCTTCTTGAAACCCTTGGTAATTTAGAAACCAAAGTAATCGACGTCGAAGCTCGAGAAATAGTAAAAAATGAGCAGCTTGACGCCTGAACAACTATTTAAGTTGCGGGAAGCTCTCCCAACAATGCCTGACAAGCAGAAGAGGCGTGTTCTTGAGCTATTAAAGACCTACGATGCCAAAATAACCCAGAATTTGGGTAAGGAGAACTTTCTTGATTTCGTTAAACATGTCTACGCGGGATACAAAGTCGGTCCCCACCATCTCAAGTTGGCTCAAATTTTTGAAGATATTGCTAACGGTAAGAAAAAACGAGTCATTGTTAATATCGCTCCGAGGCATGGTAAGTCAGAACTTATATCCTATCTCGCTCCTGCATGGTTCTTGGGTAAGTATCCTCAGAAAAAGATCATCATGGCTTCCCACACAGCGGATCTGGCTGTTAACTTTGGACGTCGTGTACGTAACCTCGTTGGTTCAGACTCGTATAGAGACATTTTTCCGCAAATAGAACTGCAGGCTGACTCGAAGTCGGCATCACGGTGGGGGACTAACTTTAATGGTGAGTACTTTGCAATCGGTGTTGGCGGCGCTCTTGCTGGTAGGGGGGCTGATCTCTTTATCATCGATGATCCGCATTCAGAACAAGACGCAAAAACTGGTCGCCCTGATGTCTTTCTTCCTGCTTGGGAGTGGTTTCAGTCTGGTCCTCTACAGCGTCTTATGCCGGGAGGCGCGATTATTGTAGTGATGACTCGTTGGTCTAAATTGGACTTAACGGGTCAAATTGTGACTCAAATGGATCGAAATGACGACGTAGATCCGTGGGAAGTGGTTGAGTTTCCAGCAATTAAAGATGACGGAGAGGCTCTCTGGCCTGAGTTTTGGCCTGTAGAGGAACTATTAGCTAAAAAAGCTGGATTAGATGTGCGGTATTGGAATGCCCAGTACATGCAGAACCCTGTATCAGAAGAAGGCGCACTAATAAAGAGAGAGTGGTGGAAAATTTGGGAAAAAGAAGACCCTCCTCAATGCGAGTTCACCATTATGTCGCTTGATGCCGCACAAGAAGCTAATAATAGAGCTGACTATAACGCTTTGACTACTTGGGGAGTGTTTTTTAACGAAGACACTAATAATTACGCCATCATTTTGTTAAATGCTGTCAAGAAACGTATGGAATACCCTGATCTAAAGGCTATGGTCATAGAACAGTACAAAGAATGGCAACCAGACGCATTTATGGTTGAGAAGAAGTCCAACGGATCTGTGCTATATCAAGAATTTCGCAGGATGGGCATACCTGTTGGCGAGTTCACCCCCGGAAAAGGTCAAGACAAGATAGCGCGTGTGAACGCTGTATCGGCACTATTCCAAGGGGGAGTTGTGTACGCTCCGGATAGGCGTTGGGCGAAGGAAGTGATAGAAGAATGCAACGACTTTCCCTCTGGCGCTAACGACGACTTAGTGGACTCCACAACGCTTGCACTGTTAAGATTCAGGCAGGGCGGGTTTATTCGACTGGACACAGATGAGCCAGACGAACCTAACATGCTAAATATGTACCGCAAAAAAGCGGCTTACTACTAAGGATACACCATGGCAATAGACAAGGCTTTATATCAGGCTCCTCAAGGTATCGACCAGATCGCTGCAGAAGAAGAACCAATCGAGATTTTGATTGAGGATCCGGAGGCTGTGAATATTAAAGGGCCGGGTTTTGAGATTGATATGGAGAAGTCTGATGAGGAAGATGACTTTGGTCGCAACCTCGCAGAAGAGATGGACGAGTCGATTCTTGTGAAATTGGCGGGGGACTTAGTAGGAGACTTTGAGACCGACATTGCTAGTCGCAAGGATTGGATACAAACTTACGTCGATGGTCTTGAATTGTTGGGTATGAAGATAGAAGAACGCATGGAGCCTTGGCCCGGTGCGTGTGGTGTCTATCACCCCATACTTGCAGAGTCACTTGTGAAGTTCCAAGCTGAAACAATGATGTCAACCTTCCCAGCCGCAGGCCCGGTCAAGACACAGGTAATTGGTAAAGAAACGCCTGAGACAAAAGCGTCGGCTGAACGAGTTCAGAATGACATGAACTATCAGTTGACTGAAGTTATGAAAGAGTACCGTCCCGAGCATGAGCGCATGTTGTGGGGTTTGGGTCTTTCAGGTAACGCGTTTAAGAAAGTCTATGAAGACTCTAGCTTGCAACGGCAAGTCTCGATGTTCTGTCCTGCGGAAGATGTAGTTGTGCCATATGGTGCATCTAGTTTAGAAGCAGCGGAGCGTGTTACTCATGTGATGCGCAAGACTCCTAATGAAGTTAGGAAGTTGCAGTATGAAGGTTTCTACCGTGAAGTTGATCTTGGTGACCCCACAGGAACAATGGATGAAGTAGAGAAGAAGATTGCTGAGAAGTTAGGCTTCAGAGCTACTCAAGATGATCGCTTCAAACTGTTGGAAATGCATGTAGAGCTTGATCTTGAAGGCTTTGAGCATGAGACAGAAAAAGGTGAGCAGACAGGCATTGCACTACCTTATGTAGTGACGATCGAGAAGTCATCTGGAGAAATCTTAGCTATTCGTAGAAACTGGAAACCCGATGATGATACATACCAGAAACGCGCGCACTTCGTTCATTACCCCTACATACCGGGTTTTGGATTTTATGCTTTCGGTCTCATTCATCTTATTGGTGCTTTTGCCAAGTCTGGTACTTCTATTCTTCGCCAGCTTGTTGATGCTGGTACCCTTTCTAATCTGCCGGGTGGCTTTAAAACTCGCGGGCTTAGATCTAAGGGTGACGATACACCAATAGCACCGGGAGAGTTCAGGGACATGGATGTCCCAAGTGGAACTATCAAAGACAACATCATGACCTTGCCATACAAGGAACCATCACAGGTTCTGTTGGCGTTATTAAATCAAATCATAGATGATGGTCGTCGTTTCGCTGGCACTGCTGACTTGCAAGCGTCAGACATGTCTGCTAACTCTCCAGTTGGTACTACTCTGGCTATCCTTGAGCGTACATTGAAATCAATGAGCGCTATTCAGGCGCGCGTGCATTACGCGATGCGTCAAGAGTTTGCGTTGTTAAAAGAAATCATTGCAGACAACGCTCCAGAAGACTATGACTACGAGCCAATAGAAGGTTCACGTACAGCTAAGAAGTCTGACTACGCAGCAGTTAACGTGATCCCTGTATCTGACCCCAATGCAGCTACTATGGCTCAGAAGGTTGTTCAGTATCAGGCGGCTCTACAGCTAGCGAGTACCGCACCACAGTTGTATGACCTTCCCCAATTACATCGTCAGATGTTGGAAGTGATTGGTATTAAGAACTACCAGAAACTTGTGCCAGTTGCAGAAGACATGAAACCTCGTGACCCAGTCACAGAGAACATGAACATTTTACGTAGTAAACCTGCTAAAGCGTTTCTGTATCAGGATCATCAAGCCCATATCGCAGTGCATATGTCTGCTATGCAAGATCCAAAAGTGCAAGCAATTGTTGGTATGAATCCGCAAATGGCTCAGACACTACAAGCAACAATGATGGCTCATATACACGAGCATTTAGGTATGGAGTACCGCAAGCAAGTTGAGCAAGCGATGGGTCAAACTCTTCCTCCGTATAACGAAGAGCAAGATGAAGTTGAAATGGCTCCTGATATGGAAGTTCGCATATCTCAAATGGCGGCGCAAGCTTCTCAACAGTTATTACAACAACATCAACAAGAAGCTCAACAACAAAAAGCTCAACAACAGGCTCAAGATCCGCTCATTCAGTTGCAACAACAAGAGCTTCAAATCAAAGGACAAGACTTACAGCGTAAGACTACTAAAGACCAAGCTGATGCGGCTCTCAAGGCAGCTCAACTACAAGTTGAACGCGATCGTATTGAAGCACAGCAAGAAACTGAAGGAGCAAAACTTGCCGCCAAAATACATGGAGAAGCTCGGCAAGCACAGGCACAGGCCCAGAAGCCTACAAAGAAAGGTGACTAATGTACGAAGTACTTAAAGTAGCGGAACGCGTCGCTACACAGATTGACGAGGACATAAAACGACTTGAAGAAGATCTCGGTGCCAGTAGCGCTAAGACCTTCGAAGAGTATCGCTATATGTGTGGGGTTATTACAGGTCTACTCACTGCTCGGAGATTTCTCTCAGACCTGACAAAAAACATGGAGTCCCATGACGACTAATATTGATCTTTTAAAAGCAGTGGACCTGACGCAGGTACTGAACAAGAACGCAGAAGAGAAAGCCAAGCAACTCCCTAAACCCGCTGGGTATCGCATTCTGTGCGCTATTCCAGAGGCAGAAGAAGAGTTTGAAAGTAGCGAAATCGGTTTGGTGAAGTCTGATGAAACTAGACGCATTGAAGAACTGTTAACAACAGTTTTATTCGTTGTGGATATGGGACCAGACTGCTACATAGATAAGACTAAGTTTCCTAACGGAGCTTGGTGCAAAAAAGGTGACTTTATTTTGGTTCGTCCAAATGCTGGTACACGCCTACTGATCCACGACCGCGAATTCCGCATCATTTACGACGACAACGTCGAAGGTGTTGTAGAAGATCCACGCGGTATTAAACGTAAATAAGGAACGCACATGCCTAAATTTGATGATGATTTTAAGTTTCCAGATGAGGATAAATCCGAAGAAAAACTGGAAATTACGGTAGAAGGTGATGAAGACATAGAAATTAAAATTGTTGACGACACCCCTCAAGAAGACAGGTTTGCTGAACCTCTTCCCGAAGAGATTACACAGGAACTTGAAACAGCTGATGAGTCTCAAGAATATTCTAAAAACGTAAAGACTAAGTTTACTCAGTACAAGAAGGCTTGGCACGACGAACGTAGAGCAAAAGAGGCTGTATTACGTGAACAACAAGAGGCTTTAGAAGCTACTCAACGGATCTTAGATGAGAACCGAAGACTTAAATCCATGTTGCATAGTGGTGAAAAAGAATTAATTTCTAATTACCAGACATCCGCTGAGCTAGAAATAGATAAAGCAGAACGCAACTATAAAGAAGCATATGACTCTGGGGACTCCGATAAGCTTTTAGAAGCTCAAAAAGAGCTTATGCGGGCTGAAATGAAGCTTGATAAAGCAAAAAATTACAAACCTGCTGTACAAATACAAGAAAATGAGGTACAAACTACCTCACAACCGCCGCAAACGCAGCAAATGGACCCAAAGGTCGCAAGCTGGGTGTCCAGAAACCCTTGGTTTGTTGATCCTAATAAATTAGCGATGCGCAAGCTAGCTGAAGGTGTCCATGAAGAGTTAGCGGTAAGGTACGGTAAGGCATACATTGGTACTGATGAATATTTCAAAAGTATCGACAAAGAAGTTGCACGTAGATTCCCAGAAGAATTTGCGGCAGCATCTAAAAACGATGAGGAAAAACCTCAGCGTACAAAACCAAGCACGGTAGTCGCATCTGCGAAACGTAGTACTTCTTCCAAACAAGTAGTGCTATCAAAAACGCAAGCTGCCTTGGCTAAAAAACTCGGGCTAACCAACGAGCAATATGCTCGTGAAGCGACAAAATTGGAGGCTTAAATGGCTACAGAAAACAGATTACAACGCGAGATGACTAGTAGAGCAGTGCAGGAGCGCCCTAAGCAGTGGCAACAAGCAGATCTACTGCCGGAACCTGATAAGGAACCGGGCTATGCGTACAGATGGATTCGTGTTTCTACTTTGAACGATTACGACCAACGTAACATTACGGGTAAATACCGTGAAGGTTGGGAACCCGTTACTTCAGAGGAGCAACCGAAGTTTAGACTGCTAGTCGATCCCAATAGCCGCTTTAGTGGTCAGATTGAGATTGGCGGGTTGTTATTGTGCAAATGTCCACAAGAGTTTATGCAGCAACGTGATGCTCACTTCGCTAAGTTGACTCAGTCACAGACAGAAGCCGTTGATAACAGCTTGATGCGTCAAAGCGACGCGAGGATGCCTATCTTTAAAGAGAGTAAATCTTCGACTAGCTTTGGTAAAGGTACTTAAAACTTTATAGGAGTCTTAAATGGCTTACCCCACCGTCGATAAGACGTATGGATTCAAACCAGTCAACCGACTGGATGGTCTACCATATGCCGGAGCGATCCGTCAAATCCCTGTGGCAGCGGCTTACGCTACTGCTATTCTTAATGGCGACACCGTCAAGATTGACTCTACCGGTTACCTCGTCGCAGGCAGCGCTACTAACACTGGCAGTAACGTAGGTGTGTTGGTTGGATGTCAGTATGTAAACTCGGCAGGTCAAACTGTTCAAGGTCAATACTACCCAGCCGCTACCTCAACAACTACAGCATTAGCTTACGCTTATGTTGTGGATGATCCCAACGCCGTGTTCCGTGTAGTCGCTACCAATGGTCAAACTACGGTTCCAACCGCGTTTAGCCGTGCAATTGTTGGTGCTAACGTGCCAATTTCCGTTGCTACTGGTTCGACAACCACAGGTGATTCGTTCTATGGTATTGATGGCACTGCCGCTAATACTACTAATACATTACCTGTTCGTGTAGTTGATGTTGTGCCTGATACTGCTACTGGCCCCGCCAGCGCTTCAGCTACCACCTATTACGAGTTCTTGGTCAAGTTCAACTTGCACCAGTACACCGATACCACCGGTATCTAAGGAGTAATTAATCATGGCAATTTCACGCGCACAACTACTGAAGGAACTCCTTCCCGGTCTTAACGCTTTGTTCGGTCTTGAGTATGCACGCTACGGCGAAGAGCATAAAGAGATTTATGAAACAGAGACTTCAGAGCGTAGCTTTGAAGAAGAGACCAAACTGTCTGGTTTCTCTGCTGCTCCTGTCAAAAACGAGGGTTCTGCCATCGCTTATGACAATGCACAAGAAGCATGGACTGCTCGCTACAACCACGAAACTATCGCCTTGGGCTTTAGCTTGACTGAAGAAGCAATCGAAGACAACCTCTACGATTCTTTGTCTGCTCGCTATACCAAAGGTTTGGCTCGTGCTATGGCATACACCAAGCAGGTTAAAGCTGCTGCTGTTATCAACAATGGTTTTACCTCCGGTTATAACGGTGGCGACGGCGTTGTTTTGTTCAGCACTGCTCACCCCCTGATCTCTGGTGGCACTAACAGCAACCGTCCATCTACCAATGCTGACTTGAATGAGACTTCGTTGGAAAACGCAGTTATTCAGATCGCAGCTTGGACTGATGAGCGTGGTCTGTTGATCGCAGCTAAGCCTAAGAAGCTGATTGTTCCTCCAGCATTGCAGTTCGTCGCAACTCGTCTCTTAGAGACTAGCTTGCGTGTCGGCACAACCGATAACGATATCAACGCCTTGAAGAACAATGGTTCTATCCCAGAAGGATATACCCAGAACCACTTCTTGACTGACACTAACGGTTGGTACTTGACAACTGACGTGCCTAACGGTATGAAGCACTTTGTGCGTACTCCTTTGAGTAACAGCAT